CAAGGCCGCAAAAGGTGAGGATGTCAAGGAAAGCTTTATCACCAATGTGATCGAAAAGGCGGATCTTGAGACGGCCCGGTCATTTGTGGACGAATACCAGGCCGCAGTGGAAGATGCCGTGCCCCTGAAATGTCCGGGGTGCGGTCAGACGCTGTCCCGGAGGTCATCGGTTCCGGGCGGGGAACAGAACAAGCCTGCCGTGGATGTCAGCCGGTTTAAAATCAAATAGCCCGGAAACGGGGAAAGAGGTGAACAATGTGGGATGTAAGTTTTGAAGGGATCTGCCTGGATGGAACGGTGACGTTCCTGGCCGGGTCCGGAGTCACAGTGGACAATGAAGGCCATGTGGGCAAGCTGTCGGCGGCTAAGACCATCAATGTCTGCAGTGCAGAAGATGTGTTTTACGGGGTCATCGGCAAGGTTGAGGAAAAGGCCGGGGTCCTGGCCCTGGAGCGGCGGGGCATGAACCCGGTACCCTATACCGGCACTATCGCGGCCGGGTGGAAGGAGCTGGTAGCAAACGGATCAGGAGGGGTAAAGCCGCCTGCAACTCCGGGCGCGGGGCGGATGTTCCATGTGGTGGACGTGAATGCCACGGATGGATTGCTGGTACTGGACCTGGGATAGCAGGCACAAATAAAACGGGAGAGACAAATGACAGTAAAGATTGAAAAAGAATTGTATGCCGAGGCCGGTACAAAAGGGATCACCCTGTCCGAGCACCTGGAAAAGGTGCGGCCGTCGGAAGTCAACGGGCTGGACGCCTTTGAGTTCGCCCTGGCGGAACGGGAGATCGACCTGACCCGGGACACGGTGGAAAAATTTTACCGCACGGCGGATGACCGGGTTCTGTTCCCGGAATTCATCAACCGGAATATCCGGATCGGCATGGTTGGCCTGGGGCCGAAGGATGTGACCCTGGAGGATATCGTGGCTACAACCCTGACCATTGACGCCGGGGTGTATGAAACAATCAAGGCTGAGTTCGACAACAAAAAACTGGACTTCAAAAAAATCGCCGAGGGAGCGGCTTTCCCCACGGTCCGGATGTCCGTGGGCAAGCAGTCCATCACCCTGGCCAAGATCGGGATAGCCCTTGAGGCCACCTATGAGGTGCTGCGGCGGATGAAGCTGCCGCTCTTGTCGATCCATATGCAGTTGATCGGCAAGCGCCTGGCCAAGAAGATGACGGCCTATGCCGTATATACCCTGCTCAACGGTGACGGCAATTCCAACGCGGCGGACAAAACAACGGCAGCGCTGAGCTATGCAAACCTCTTGACATTCGATCTGGACATGGATGACTGGGAAGCCACGGTTTGGTTTGCCAAAAAAGCCATGATCGAAAGTCTGTGCCTGATTGACGAATTCAAGGACACCCGGCTGTTTGACACGGCCCGCACCGGCGCGTGGGTGACGCCCTTCGGCAACCAGATGAAAAAATTCAACTGGTCGGACACTACCCTGGGCAATGATCAGATTTTCCAGATCGACAAATCCGCGGCCCTGGAGATGGTCAAGGAGAGCGGCGCCGAGCTGATCGAGACGGATAAGGTCATCGACCGCCAGTTTGAAAAGACGGTTGCCAGCCAGGTGATGGGGTTCTCCAAGATCTTCACCGAAGCCTGCCGGGTCTTTGAAAAGGCCTCCTGATGACGACGATTGCCCAGATGGTAGCCAACCGCCTGCCCGATGAGGCTGCACTGTTTGCCGGCTCCCTGGATTCTTTTATCGAAGAGTCCGGGGCGCTGGCCGGGCTGGAGGCCGTGGCTGAGGCGGATATGACCGTGCTGCAGAAGGCCCTGGTGGCGGACATGGCGGCAAAGTCCCTGATCCTGCCGGCCATGAGCCATTACAAAAAAGCCCTTGCCAAGGCGGAAGGCGAAGGGGCGGGCACGGCGGAGTTTGCTGACCGGCTGGCGTTCCTGAACCGGATGGAGGCCAAACTTGCTGCGGACATCAGGGAAAAGCAGTCTAAGGTGCCGGTGACCGTGGATACAGGGGTCCCCCTGGTGGTGGTGGGCAATGGCTGATCTGTTTGACGATGCCATGACTGCTGATTTTGTTAATGCCATGCGGGATGTCACGGACACGTTTTTCAAATACCCGGTGACCCTGGGGGACGGCCTGGAAGCGATTGAACTTTTGTGCAGCCGCAAATCCATTAAAAACGAGCTTTTGGCCCAGGAGACAGGGGAAAGCATAGACCAGGCCTTCAACCTGTCATTTAACCGCAAATATCTGGACGAAAAAGGCCTGATCGATTCGGACGGCACCCTGCTCATCGGGTATGACACCCCGGTGTGGATGGACGGGCAGCGGTATATGATCACCAAACTGGCCGACCCGACCGTGTTCAGAGATGAAAAACTCATGGTGGTCATGGAGGTGGTGCGGTAATGGGTGTTGATTTTACAGGAGACTGGAACAAGGCGCTGCGTGTACTTACAACCGCAGGTGATCAAATCAAGAAAAACACATCCAGGGCCATCCGGAGGAAAATAGTGGATATCGAGCGTATTGTGCTGAAGCATGTCGACAATCAGGACCTGGGCTGGGATAAGTTAGACACGGATTATGAAAAACGCAAGGAGAAAAAGGGCTTGAGCCCGGACACTCTGAGGGCATCCAACCAGATGTACAGTAACATCACCACCCTGCAGGAGGATGATTTCACAGGAGCGGTCGGGGTCAGGCGCGGCGTTAAAAATGAGGATGGTGAGGATATCACCGAGGTGGCCCTCATCCACGAGCAGCCGGACAATGACGGCAAAAAGATCCCGGCCAGAAAGCTGTGGGAGCCCACATTTAACGAGGTCAAGGACGATGTGGCGGCCGAACTTCAAGGTGTTGTCATAAAGGTGTTTAAAGAATGATTCCGGCCATGCGTGAATTTTTACTAAACCGTCTCCTGGAAATCCGGCAATCGGGCGGAGATCCGGCATTCAGCCCCGGCAATATCTTTTTCGGACCCATGCCCAGAGATTTTCTAAAGGACAATGCGTATGCCGCCTGCTGTCTTTTGCACCAGGACACCAAGAAATACAACGGTAGCCTGACGGCAAACGTCCGGAACGAAGAATGTACGTTTTATACCCGGACCCGAAAGGTCTTTAACCGGGTGATTGTGTGCCGGGTGGTCCTGTTTGCCGCCGAATTCAAAGACCAGTGGGGTGAAAACGATTTCAAGGGATTTATCGACCAGCTTGAGAATGAAATTGCAAAGGTCCGGGTCATCCCGGACAGCCTGAACATGGCGGTGCGCATTGAGCTTCAGGATTCGATCCGGCCGTGGGACACTGAGGAAGCGCAGGGAATGCTGAAGCGATTGCCCCACAAGGCCATTACCCGGGTGGTGTTTACCGGAGGCGTTTACAAAACAATACAGATCCAGATTGTTCAGGATGTGGATCTGCAACCCAGTTATGAATAGGAGGATCAATGAGTCAGAAAAAAAACAAGAATCAGCCGGAGGATCTGTTACCGGTTGAGGAAATAGCCCGGGCAAGGGACCTGCCGTCCTGGGAAACCGCAGCGCTTATGGCGGCAACGGGATGGGCGCCGGGCAAGCAGGTGACAAATGAGGCCTTTGATGAGGCGTTAACCCTTTTCAGGAACCGCCCCCAGGGCGGTGGGAGGATATAGACAATGGGAGATGTACTGGAATATCTGGTTGACGGAACCAGCGGCCTGGCCCCGGGCGGTGTGGAAGGCGCCGCCATTGTGGCCGGTGTGTGTAGCGTCGGACAGGTCGGAAAAGGGTATCTGCTGGGCAAGGAGTCCGATCTGGCCGGTTTGCTGGGGGTAGGCCCCCTGGTGGACCGGCTCAGGGATGTATTTGCCGCCGGCGGGCAGAATCCTGTGGTAATTGCGGTACCGGTGACAGGCCTGCCCGGCGGATATATCTCACCGGTATCACATGAGGGTACCGGGCCGGACGGTGCGGCAACCGGAGCGCCTGTCGGTAATGCCGATGTG